TTGCCTCTGTCTGATTACTTTGCGATAGTGTAACGTCTTCTTCCGTGTCGAATAATTTCATCTTTGCTCTATTTATTCCAACTAAAAACTTCCGATTTGCCGCGGCGTCATTATATCGATTTTTAAGTTGTTTTACCATTACAACCCCCATTTCATCCAAGTCTTCTGTGGCAACCAACGCAAACATAAAGTCTGCGGTTGCTGGTAGTCCGAAAGACTCCGAAGTGTCCGTCAGATCAACATCCGTACTCGAAAAACCTTGTCGATTTGTTTGGGTGGCGGTAAACAACGGAACATCATATTCTACTGCTAAGCCACGAAGTTCCTCCGCAATGGATTTAATAAGCGTGTATGAATTAACCATGCCAGTATTTTTAAATCTAGCACTGGCACATATATTTAGGTAATCTACAAATATGATATCTGGAACAAAAGACTTTTTCAGCTTTAATTCTTCAATTAAGTGACGGAAGTGATTTACATTTGCAGTCGCGGTTGGGTATTCCTTAACAATAAGTTTACCCTTGACCGTTGATTTGATCTTCTCGATCTTCTTATCATACATCATCTTGGGAAGTTGTTTCAGATCATCTAATTGAATGTCCATAAGATTCGCATCTATTCTCTCCGCGATTCTTTCTTCAGCCATTTCGCATGTGATGTACAGAACATTCTTTCCTTGTGTCAAACAGTTTGCTGCATGATGACACATGAAGAGAGACTTACCAACACCAGTTCCGGCAAGACAAACATTAAGTGTCTTGCTCGGTGTACCACCGGCGGTGATGGTGTTGAAATACTCTAAATCGAAGGAGGTTCTACTTTCGACTTTGTGGTAGAACTCGTATCGTTCGTCGGAGTCTTCGATGTAGTCGTGTCCGATGTGGGCGTCGAAACAGACGGAGAGTGCGTCGGATAGGATGCTTGGGATTGCATTCTCTGTCTTTGATTTCGATTTGCCGTCAATGATGTGGATCGATTCCATGATCGCATTGTATACCGCCTTGTCTTTACAGAATTTTTCAGTGGTGTCGTATAACCAAGAGATTTCTTTCTCTTTCTCTGCGTTTGAACATTCCTCTACAATTTCGCATACCCGTTTAAAGGCATCCTCACTTAAAGTCTTGTCGTCACTCAGAGCAATAATCAACGATTCTTTTGAAGGCTGACTATTATACTTTTCAATATAAGAAACTACATGGTTTAATACTGTCTTCTCGTTATCATCATGAAAGTAAGATTTTTCCAGAAACGGAAGAACCTTTCTTGTGTACTCTTCATTCGTCAACAGTTGAGAGAGTATCAGTCTCTCCACCGTCAAGTTTAACATACTCATTTGTCTGATCCTCACTATACTTGTCGTTAAGAAATTCCATTATAATGTCCCCGACTAACTTCTTCAAGTGTTTAGTTTCTTTTTTGTTGTTAGGGTTTTCTAGAATTTCAAATTCATACTTAAACGTCATCTGGTCTTCGCCTTCGATGGGTTCAAACCCAACGCGACCAATAAGAAAAACGATGCCGTTGAATTTCTTTTCCAAAATTCGAACGGCGAATCGATCTTCTTCATGAGGGATCAGTTGATACTTCGGTTTCTTCGGTGTGTGACCCATACTTGAATTCCTTTCCAACTGCTTCTTCCAGTTGGCTCATGATGTCTTCAGTAAAATACTTTTCTGGATTCTTGTAGACTGACTTCTCAAATGCCTTTGTTCCATCAGGAAACTCCAGTCGAGTAGAAACCTTCTTGATAATTTCATACTTAAGGGCAATGTCAACCAGACCATAGTATGGATGAAGTCCCTCTTCATAATTTAGCATGACATCAATCATTGAGTTTTCCTTCGTCAGTCGAGACTTGAAGTTCTTACAATGAATGATGTTTCCGATAACTTCAGTTCCTTCCTTCACCTTCTTCTTCGACAGATAGATGATGGTAGATGCGGCATACTTTAGACCAGAACCACCACCCATAGTCTTAGTGGGGAACATAGATCCCACGACATCGTATGTATGGTTAGTCATAATGAGTGGAATGCCTGCCTTACCCAACTTAAGAGTAAGAACACGGAACGTGGCCTTTACCAATTGAGCTCGAGTCATGTCCCGAGTCTCCTTACCATCGGCAGTGTCGGTCATTTCCTTACTAGTAGAAAGCATTCCAAGAGAATCCAGAACAATCAATACAGGCTTCTGATCGGCCTTCTTTTGTTCTAGATGTTGATCTACGATAGTAATAGCCTGATGTCGAAATTCTTCAACAGTACTGACAGGAAAGATAGCGATCCGGCCGGGGTCGATGCCCCGGTCGCGGATCATATCAGATGTAATTGCCTGTTCAGTATCAAAATAAAGAACCACTCCATCAGGACGGTCACGGAGGAAACGATGCACAAGTGAAAGTGCAAAGTATGTTTTACCAGTTGCAGATTCACCTGCAATTGCAGTAATCTTGTTGTCTGGAATACCTCCATACAAAGATCCACTCACAAGAGCGTTGAAACTATAAGACCCAGTATCAACAAAACCAGTGATGTCACTTCCTTCGATCCCGTCGTCTGCGACAACAGCATACTTGTTGCCAGAATTCTTTACAATGTCACTGAGGTAACTCATAGATCAGGGGGCTCCAATCACGCCGGCGACTTCCTGAACTTCCTTGTTGGGTACAACAAGTTGAGGAGCATCACTATGAACTCGTTCAAACTCAGAAGCGAGTTCCTTATGAGCTCCGATGACCCAAGCAACAACCTTCTCATCAAGAGTAATGGTGTTGTCATAGTCTGCGTAAGGCATCCACGGAGCCAGACCGATGTTGTTCTGACCAGTAGGAACGATCAGACAGGGGAGGGTAAGAGTGTGCGTACCACCCTCACCAGAGTATTCGCAGATGAGTTCTTCACCTGACATGAGACGCACGATGCGTACATTTTCAATGTTAACTTTCTTCTTTTCAGCCATTATGTTCTCCTTTAAATGAACAATGATTCTAAACTTGAGACCTTCTCGGTCTTCCATCCTATCACATTTAGAATAGAAGTCAAGGGGTCAATGAAACTTTTCTGAAACTGTGTGGTGTAATCCACATACTTCTTGTCGATCAGATCCATCGGGTATCTCGAAACGAAAGATATAACTTGATCGCCTTTCGATCCACAAATTGGATTCTGTTCCTTCAACATAACAAACTTGACCTTCTCACCCTCGTTGATCAATTGATACTTACGATCGAGTTTGTTCTTTTTGATGTAGTGATTGTAGAGCAAGGCACCCTTCACTGCAATCGGTGTACTCTTCTTGTAAATGCTGGAAGAGTCAATATATTTAGTCAAGTTACTGACACTCCGAGGAAAGGCAATGTCTTCCACATCAAGATTCATGAACTCGTCTTTTCGATCTGCAATGTAATCGACAAGTGTTTCTTCGTTCTCATTCATGATGATGCGAATAGATTCCTTGAGCCAGTCCCGCACAACTTGCGGTGTGGAAGATCGAGTCGTTTCGATACCCATGATCTTTCTCTTCGGTGGATCATATCGAACCCCCTCCGAATCATGCACGTTGAGCATGTATCGTTTCTTTGCAGTCCAGATACCTACGTCTGCAATTACTTCTCGTTCCATTACCATCTTGTTATCATACGCACTCATAAGAGTACAAAGTTCTTCGTACTTCTTGTCGATGAATGGTTGAATTATCTCTCTGCATGATTTATCAAGAAACTCCACCACCTCTCTATCAGATTTACCATCACCAAGAAAATGATCAACAAGCCCGCCAAGCCGGAGATACACAGAGTCAGTGTCCGATGCAACCACATAATCAACATCCTTTGTCTTTAGTGTTTGATTTAAAAATGAATTCAAATGATTGATGATCCAACGAATACTAAGTTGACCAGACAAGGTAATAGCTTCCGCCATCAACACATCATAATACCGAAACCACTCATTACCAATCGCACCATAAGCAGAGTTCAATTGAATCTTACGAACCTGTTGGAAGTTATGAAATTTTGCAATGTCATAGTCCAACTCCTTGTTGTTAGGATCCTTCTGCTTTTGTTTCTCGCATTCGATCATCTTCTTCTTGTACATCTTGCGTTCTACATACATCTTTTCCATCAAGGCAGGCAAGAATCCCTGATGATCCTTTGAGTAACAACTACCGTTTGCGGCAACCGAGTACCCCTGTGACTTGAAGTCTTCAATCTTTTCGAAAGTTCCCTTTGCATAAAAATTATCTGGACCATTCAAGATATTGTTCGGACCAATACCAAATCGACTGTCTTCCGACATTGGAACCAGTGTTTCGGGACTGATGTTGTATTGCATAATCAAGTGAGGGTACAGGGAATTCAAGTCAAACGAGACAACCCACTCGTGTCGGCCGACGATCGGTTCCTTCACATAAGCACCAGCATACTGTTCGTTCTTACTCTGCCCCTTCTTCTGAGGAATCACGATGTTACGTTCATTCAGATAATGATAGATGATCTGATCCCAAGTACGAACTTGTGAATAGACATCCATAAAGTTCACCTTTGCAGAATAAGCCAACGCAACGGCGAGTTCCATCAACTTGAGTTTCTCTTCGAGTCGTTTGACTAGAACAGTATCTTGGTAGTTGTATTGGACAAACTTGTTAAAGTCCTGTCGATAGAACTCCGCGATGTTATCGAACTCCTCATATGAGATCTTCTTCTCACCCAGTTCAATACTGGCAATATGATCCAGACGATACGACTCCTGACTGGTATAAGTAAAAGTCAAGTAAAGTTCGTAGTAGTCAAGAGTGGCAATACCAAGCAACTCATAGGCTGTCTGTTCACGATTCATGCGAACAACAGTTCGTTCCTTGATTACATTCCACGGAGAAAGAGTCTTGGCAACTTTGTCACCAAAGACTCGTTTGATTCGATTGTAGAGATACGGGATATCGAAGAATCGAATGTTCCAACCACTGATGATATCGGGATACTCCTGCATCCAGACATTCAAAAACTCCTGTAGAACATACTCCTCATCGTGATGACTGTAACATACAGCATCTTCAGGTTGATCAAACTCACCACGGGCAAAAACCCACTTCTTGTCACCGATGATTAGTGTGATTGCAATCACCTCTTCTTCGGGATCATCAATCTTTGGAAACCCATTCTCACATGTGGTTTCGATATCGATATAACCAACACGAATGTCATTGAACTTATAGTCTACTTCACCGGGATGGATCTTACCGATAAACTGATAGATGTAATCTGTGTTTCCGTAAATTTCAAATCCACTGACACCAGAATACTTCTGAATAAATTCACGACAATCATTCATGTTGCCGGGGTTGATTGGTTCTACGTCAGCACCTTCGAGTGTCTTCCATTTACTCTCTTTGTTAGAGGGAATGAACAGGGTGGGATGAAACTCCACCTCCTTGCGGAAGGGAGTCCCATCATTCACCCCACGAACCAAAATTCTGTTTCCCCTGCGAGCCACGTTTGTGTAAAAAACATCAGACATTCTTATCAAGTTCCCGCTTTACTTTGTTCCAATACTTATCCGTTGCACTCTTCTTATGCCCACTGGGTCCACCATTGTGGATCCTAGCCATATCCTCATACCGAGGAGTTCTACCGAGTCGTTTCTCAGTGGCATACCTCTTCATGTAGGCAACAACTACGCGCTCGGAATACTGGCGATCAAAACAATCTTCATACTTGCCGCCGATGGTAGGATCGAACTCCAAAGCATCTTTCCAATAAATCTTCCAGATTTGATAAGGTCCAATTGCTTTTCCTCCATCACCAATTGCGTCATCATTTCCTCCACTTTCAACAACTCTCAGAGCCGACAGAAAACGAGAATCCTTCGGGGAGGGGTGGGATGTCTGCGTCTGAAACAGACTTGTCATTACCATCAAACAGCATAAGCTGCGGATCATCTTGGGATTCCTTATCCTTAAGGTACGCCGAGAGGAGTACCATGTAGTTGATTACATCCACTATTGTATCATTAAAACTCTCGTTGGCAACGTGCATTTTCCCACAATCTATAAAAGATGAGAGACGACTCATCTTATCAGTGATGCGAGTCATGAAACCCTGTTCGGTAGTGCAGATGCCCATGGCCTCTACCCGAGTAAAGTTAGCAAAAGGTTCATTACCGTGATTACCGGCATAATCTCGGTTCTTGAGACTCATCAAATCCTTTGCAGCCGTGCAAAGTTCATCGTGATACATTAAAAGTTCATCGCGTGTCATATTATACTCCTGTAGATCCGAAACCGCCGACGCGGTTGGTCTTTTGTGATTCTGGTGTTGCTTCTGTGTAGGTGACATATCTAACATGTCTAGCATATTCAATGATCTCAACCTGAGCGATACGATCGCCGTGGGTAATCTTGAATGGTGTGTTTGTGGTATTGTGAAGTGGAACGAAAACTTCCTGACAATAGTCAGAGTCAATGACACCTTCTGCATTGATCAAAGTAATT